TTCCAGTGTTAACCGTTCTTTGTTGCCTGCTGGCATAACTTTTAAAATGAAATAGTCATGAAAGTACGTAAAATAACAAAAGAAGAAGGAAAACGGGTAAATATATCCCGTTTCCCGAACTTTCATAAATCCGGCAGTATTAGAGGAATGAAAAAACAGTATTACGGCGTTGCCGCGCTGCTGGTGCGTTGTGGAAGCTATGTATATAACGTAACATCGGAACCAAACATTTATTATAATGCTAAATAATTAGGAATATGTTTTGTTTAATGCTGCTTTTATTCGGTGTCGTATTGTTCATCAGCGGCACCGAAATAGAGAGATTAAGGAATTATAAAGATGAATCAGATAAATTCTAAGGATATGAAAAAGGAAATCTTCCCGCGTAGTGTTGTTTGCGATAAAAATGTAACAGACGTGAATCAGAATAGTAAATATATAGTTAGAGAATCGATTGATTTTGGCTGCAAAGTTTATAATGTAGTAAACACTAAAACGTGTAATCGTGTCAATTATTTTGCAGATTACGAATCGGCCAAAAGATTTGCAAAGAAACAAAACAATTCGATAAACAAGAAAGGAGAATGATATGTATTTAGGTTTTATACTTTGGATGATAATTTTAATTGTGATATTATGGAACATCTGTCCGACGTTGGTCATTACGTCGGCTTTGATAGGCGTTGTGCTTGCTATAGGGAAAACAAAAGATAACAAAAGCGTAGAATGATATGGATACTTTAAAAAATGTGTTTTTGAAGAAATATCCGCAATACGGAAAAGTGTTGCGGGTGTACGAAGAGGTTAATGAGACGGAGTGTACATTTGAAAGTATAACAAAGCCGAGATTGTATAACTTTGTCCAGGCTCTTAACGAAAGATTGGCAACAAATAGCGCCAAGACTTATTGTGCCATGCTTAAATCAGTCCTAAACTTGTATAATGATGTATATTCCTTCCCGAAAGGTTTTGAGGCTATATTGACCTTGAAGAAGGATGCTACGCAAAGCACTTGGTTAACGGACGAGGAGATAAAAACACTGTTGGCGTATAGCCCGGTTAACGAGACGGAACGGGCCGTGAAAAACTGTTTTCTCCTTGGCTGCCTCACTGGTGCCAGGCATTCGGACTATATCGAATTCACAGAGGACAATATAATAGACGGAAGGCTGGTATATGTATCACGGAAGACCAAGATTAAAGCGGAGATACCGGCAGCTCCTGCCGTGCTTCGGATATTGAAAGAAAACCGGGAATACGGCATCAATGAACGGAAGGTTTCGGACGTGACATTTAATGACACTATAAGAAGTATTTGCCGGAGATGTGGAATAAACAAACGGACAAAGCTATATCAAGCCGGAGAATATATAACCGGCGAAAAGTGGGAGTTCATTTCCTCACATTCGGCCCGGAAGTCTTGCGCTACCAACTTGTATATGAGAGGTGCGGACTTGTATTCCATCAGCCGAATGTTAGGACACTCCAGTGTAACGATGACCGAAACGTATATATGTTGCGGTTTGCGAGAATTGTCAGATAGGATAATGGGGTATTTCAACGGTTTTAAATAAGTGTTTTAAAGCACAAAAATATTCGTGCGCGTATTTGCGCACATCAAAATAAATGCTTATATTTGCAATATCAAAAAACAACAAGAAGTGGGGGCAACACTATAAAATCTGCAACAATGTTATGAAGACTTACGATATTTATTTCAACGACTCATCTGATTCTAATAACAAGGGATTTGCATCAACGTTAGATTATTGCATGGACTACATCAATACCTATAACGGTACTGACGAAAGTTTTTTCGCCGATTACAAAGGCGGCACAGTGTCTATCGTATGCAATGAGACAGGTGAGACAGTTTATGAAGTTTGCGTAAAATAATCGATTGCAAATCCTTATCGCTGCGCTATCGGCATGACGGGCGATGAATATGGAGAAACTTGTGAACCTTACACTTCCCGAATTTGCATTTGTGGAGGGCTCTGAACACGAAAAGAATAATATACTGTCTGGCCGGACAGTAATACTGCATATACGTTCTGCAAGTGTGATAGAGATACTTGATAGAGGTAATACCTTCCTCACCGAAGGCACTTTGGCCTACAATTTTTCTTTTGTTAACAGCTTTGGCATTAAAGAGCCAATGGTTGCCACATTACACTATAGTGCTACACTTGATAAGAATGCAGACCGTGAAATGATTATCAAGGAAATTATGAAACCTGCCGCACAGTGGTACTGTGAATATGCCAAGTGGGAGGATGAGAATATAAGAAAGGAAGGGTGGAAATGAATGAGCGTGAACGGATAGGCGCATTACTTGCTCAAAAAAGAAATGAAGCCGGATTGTCAGTCCGTGCGCTGGCTGAACTTGCTGGAGTCAGCTATCAGAACATCACCAAGATTGAGAATGGTAAGTATAATGTCAGCATTGACATCTTGTCTAAGATAACAGAGGCTCTTAATTGTAAACTGACTATTATAGATAAGTGAATATTACCAGAATTTTATTTTGTTTATCATCAACTTATAATGGAATCAAACTCGATAAGATTAGGCAACTATATAAGGCTGTCTGAGGATTTTAGGTTTGTAAATACAAAGGCTCCTGCCGGAACAGTATGCAAGGTGGAAGCCATAAAGCGCAATTCCCTTTATCTGGAATGTAAGGCCGGTGACGGAGTTTGCTACAGTGAAGTTCCGGTTACTATGGTAGAGCCTATCCCACTGACAGAAGAATTACTCCCAAAAAGCGGATTTACAAAGGAATACAATGGATTCTCTTGCGGTATTGAATTATCATACGGACGTTACCTATATAACGATGGGGCAAATGGCGATAAACTATTTGTATCTATAAACTGTGCCGAATATCCTTTATCCCATATTCCCATTGAATATCTGCACCAGCTGCAGAACGTGTATTTCGATTTGGTGGGCAGCGAATTGGAGATAAAGATGTAGGCCCTTGAACTTATATCCTATTCGTGTGGCAATTGATTGTTTTTTATCGGGGAATTGATTAAATTTGCAGTCCCCGAAACAATAGAAACAACATGAATCCTCTATGAAGGAGTGTAACCCGTAGTCAGTCGGGTTCCGGTATCTATGCCGGTGGGGACACTTCTTTATAGGGGATTCGCCATTTTTCCCAAAAATCTTTAGTTTAGGAAGCGTTCACATATGGGAATACGAGATAAGTCCATATTCCATAATTTGTCTATAAAACGACTCAAAAACATGCAATAAATGCTGATTTTGCAATGTAGGAATTGCATTTTTGGCTAATTATTGATAAAAAAATACTGTTTTTCTTCTTTTTTTTTGTGGGTAATTTAATATATCTATATTTGGAACATAAATAATGAACATAAAAATGTATGGGTTTATCCATAAACATTAACAGATAAAGAAAGAAGAAAGATACAGAGCTGTCATGGTTATATTGATGGCTCTTTTTATCAGTAAATAAGTATTTCCAAACTGCAATATTGGAATTTAAGTTGCTAATACTAAATACATGCGTAAAAAAGATATATGCCATGCTGAAAAAGGAATTTGAATACTATTTAAAAAACCAAAGCGAACTTCTGAATAAGTATGCAGGTAAGTTTCTGGTAATTAAAGACCAGAAGGTGATAGGTGTTTATGATACAGAAATTGAAGCATATGCTAATACGGTAAAAACACAAGAAGCGGGAACATTTTTAATACAAGAATGTCAGCCAGGAAATGAAAGTTATACTCAAACATTTAGAACCAGAGTCATATTCTAATGCAAATATCAAATTTTACACTTAAAGCACATGGCAGACTTCGAGAAATAATTACTGATGTATCCATCTATGATGCTATCCATGGTGAAATAGCCACTAATAATGACCCACGAGTATTAAAATACAAAAGCATTGTGGGATACTGGAGCCTCAAACTGTGTTATTACACCCTCTTGTGCTAAGAAATTGAATCTCAAACCTATTGGAATGGCCCAAACTAGGCATGCAGGTGGGATTTCTGTAGCAAATGTATATTTAATAACGGTTATGCTGCCCAATGGGGTTGGTATTAAAAATGTGCGTTTTACTGAATGCTCAGAACAAGAAGGAGCCTTTGGAGTAATAATAGGAATGGATATTATTACTAGAGGAGACTTTGCCATCTCTAATGTTAATGGAGAAACAACATTTTCTTTTCGCCTTCCTTCAATAAGGACCATAGATTTTGTAAAAGAAGGAGAGCAAATACGAAATGCTCAGACTAAAGCCGACCCAGTTAAGACAATTCCTAAAATTAGCCGAAATGCCCCTTGTCCCTGCGGAAGTGGCAAGAAATATAAGAACTGTCATGGCAAGGTTTAATGAAATATATTTTTAAACTTACAAAAACACCAAGCCATGGCACAAGAAAGTAAATACTCATACGACGAGGAAAGCGTGAAAGCTATCGTCCATTGGGCACAAACAGCCCAATTGCCCAAGGAAGTGACATTAAGCGAATCGGAACACATCATCGACACCTCCATGTACGTCCACGCCAACATCTGCGACATCAACCAGCACTATCCGGACCCGTTCTACAATCCGGCGATTGACAGGCTGTACAGATTGAAGGAATTCATGGAACAGCAATAAGTTTATATAACCCAGTGGGTTGTTTCGCTTGTTTTGGGTTGAATTTAACCCACTGGGTTGTTTTGCTTATAGCTTGCTATCCATCTTTTCAAATTCTTCTTGTACTGACTTGTTCAGTACCTTAGCGTATATCTGGGTTGTCTTTATGTCTGTATGTCCCATCATTTTGGCAAGGTTTTCGATTGATACGCCCATATTCAATGCCATTACAGCGAAGCTGTGTCGAGCCATGTGTGAATGAAGACTTAATTTTATCCCTGCTATTTCTTGAACGACCTTCAATCTTAAATTGTACTGATAGTTACTTATTTTGGGTAGATTAAACTCGTATTTTTTCAATATCTCAATGGCGGGCTTGAGCAGCATTATGAAATACTCTTCATCGGTTTTTATTCTTGCATCCCTTATGAAGAACTTATTCCCTTTCCTGGTTACGGTGCTGAAATCGAATTTGAACAAGTCTGCATAAGATAGTCCGGTATAACATTGGAAAATGAACAAATCCCGTACCCTTTCAATGCTTTCTGATGATATTTTCAACCCTTGTATCTGATTTATTTGCTCAAGGGTGAGGTATTTTATCCCTTCGCTCTTTCCTCTGTCGAATTTAAGCTTATTATATGGATTTTCGTTTAAAAGCTCATATTTCATAGCTTCATTTATATACCTCTTTAGCCGCTTGTGATATCCATGTACGGTGGTCTGTTTGGTATATTTCCTATGGAGGAAATCGTCATAGTACATTATGTTGGCTGTGGTTATGTCGGTGAAATAGATTATCCTTCCGAACTCTTCCAGGGAATTAATCAGTGAGGCATGTGTATTGAGTGTTCCTTTTGTCAAATCCGTCCTTTCACTGACCCTGCGTCTCACAAAGTCTATGAAACTTTCTTTGTGCTGGGAATACTTTAGGAAATGCTCTAGTTTGTCAAAGCTGAATTCCTCTTTCTTTTTTATGAGGCTATTGATGAATTCATTTATGTTCTGCATTTGCGCATCGAGCCTCTCGTTTAGGTCCAGGGATTGGACGGTGTTCCTTACTTTAGTTTTTTCGCTCCATTGATCAGAGTATAGGCGAACTCCCGTGGTGAGCCACTTCCTTTTTCGTTCAAACGTTATTTCTATCTGAACGGTTCCTTTTGTAGTCTTGCTTGCCGTATGTTTCCGGTCAAACACAAATCTTGCTGTAGGGTACTTCATAACTTTAAAAGATTTGGTATCACACAAGGGTATCACATTTGCCGCAAATTTAGTGAAATAGAGTGAAATATAATGAGCTAAAATGAAACAAGGGAAATGCCGCTTTTGCTCCTATAAATCATTGATAATTACCTAAAATGCTGATAATAAATAAAAAGGGACTACGAAACTGTAATCCCTTTCTGTGAACCGCTTGGGATTAATTTGTGTTATATATTTATTTTATTTTCAGCTTGTTATTTTGGGTATTTTTACAAGGGTATCACATTAGTATCTTTTTTATAGCTTCCAACTTCTTTTCAGCATCGTATCTGTCGTCAATCATTTCTCCTTTTCCGGTGCATAGCCACTTAATGTTAAGCATAGGGAATGCCTCAGAAATACGGGCAATGCTATCACTGCCTATGTTCCCTTTAGTTTTCCCTCCTCTGTCCGAACAATTAATGTAATTATTGGACAGACCGCAATAAGCCTCGAATGAATTGAATCCTTTTACTAACTTAAGTTCTTCCCTTGCATATTGGGCGAATATTTTCAGCCGGTCTATCGCTCTTTCGTTGTGTTCTGATTCCTTTTCCATTTATCAGGTTTTTGTTTAAATCGCGCAGATTGAATGCGCTGCCACTGTCCGTGTTGTGCTTTTCATCACATAAAACAATCTGCATCCTAAATAAGATTCTTGCAATTTCCATTTTTTCTTCCATGATGCTATCTACAGCAGCCTTTAGTCTTTTTTTTAGGTTTTCCATATTATTGTTCCGGCTTTTGTGTGATAACATTTGGCTTTTGCCCATTGTTTATGACTAGGCAGGCTTTTTAGAAGGGTCTTTAAGCTCTTCAATTTCTGAAAGTTGCTTATTTATTATTTTCTTTAACACTTTTATAGTGTCTTGTGCATCTTCGAGTTGGCTTACTGCTATTTCCAAGTCCTTTTTTGTGTCATTTTGCTCCTTGTTTAAAATAATGTTAACTTTTGAACTTTCAGATTGTAAGCCTTCTTCAAAAAATATGCTTCCTCTTCCCGTCAATATATATCCGGGATTTATATTCTTGTACTGTGAGCATACATAGCTTACGACATCTATTTGTATGCTGTTTCTCCCATTCCTTGCATTGGAAAGTTTTTGTTGGGTCAAATTTGGAATCTCCTTGCATAAAGAGGCTCCGCTTATACCGACTTTGTCAAGTACTTCAAAAAACCTTTTTGTGACATCATCCATAATTTTCACTTTTTTATTTTTGTTGTACAGAAAATATGTACTACATTTGCCGTCGTAACAAGTACGAGATGTTACCAGACATTGATTAAACATTCTCCTTATGGAGTTTATATATGATTGCCTCGTAGTAGCTCGTACCTATTACGGGGCTTTCTATTTAAAGCCAGTTATACAATCGGTTCTATCAGTGCCAACCGTTCCGACCTTTGTCAGCGGAGAGATAAAATGGCTCTTATGTTTTGCGCTATATGTCTTTTATTGGAAAGTCCTGCTCTGTTCCTATCACCTAACAACAGGCGCCCAAGCGTTGTATTACGATAACCAATAAGGGATGAATCAAAGATATTGGAGAAGTATTTAGTGTCAAAGCAGCAAAATGGATAATTAAGTTTAATAAAGTCCATCTGCCTCCTAATAAATATCTTGGGAGAAAGGGTGAGGTATAAACATAAGTTGATATGAGAAAGAAAAACAAAAAGAACAAGCGTTCGTTTAAGAAAAACGAGGTTCAATCTCCGTTAGACCTCCATAATATCAGTCAGTATATTGAGGATTATGCGATAATATCAAAATTCTCACACCTACCTTTCAGCAAAAGGGAATGGATAGAGACAAAAAGATACGAACTACAATATTCGGCCAACAAGTATGAACATTTGCTCGGTGCCTTCCTTCTTTCCCATGATGTCAAATTCATCCATCAAGCTCCTTTCGTCATAAATGGGAAAATATACTTTTTGGACTTTTTTATCCCGTCATTGCGTATCGCTATTGAAGTTGACGGGGTGTCTCATTCATGGTATGACCATCCAAACAAGGACAGCAATAGGGATATGGACTTCAAGACCATAGGAGTCAAAACTATCCGTATCAGCAATGATGAAGTATCAAGTAAGAAGTATCTTGAAATCCGTCTGAAAATATCTGGAATAATCCGCTGACAAATTTAGATATAACCGATTGTAAACATTTCAAAGACCAATTTTAGACCTATTTTTTATGTCTTGGCTAAATATGTTTTATAACATACATATTTTCTGTACTTATTTCTTTTAAGTACAAAATATATGTACTATCTTTGCGCTGTTGTTAGAACGACAGAACGACAACAACGAGGCATAAAAAAATAGGAGCAACTATAAAAGCCGCTTTCACTATATCCGAAGGCAAATATAGTGGTTTTCTATTAAAAAACAAAGATAATGTAGAAAATTTACATAAAGAAAGAATATGAAAGTAACAAGAGAAGAAGTTTCGAAGATAAAGCCAGGGAGTTCTCTTACCGTATGGCTGTCAAATTACAACGAATGTGACTCTGCGAGAGCAACTGCTTACAGAACGGCTTTGGCAATTCCAAGACCGGATGTAGAGAGATATAAGGTGGAAATTGATACCAAAACTTTCAAGGTTACTATAACCGCAATCGAAAAGAAATGAACCGTTCAGAGGCAAGAGCAGTCGCTGAGGAGTTGTACAAGCTTATGCGTAATGACGTGAAAAGACTTGTAAAGGAAGCTGTTGAAGAGGAAACTTCTGAATGGCTTGGTGCCCGTGAGGCTGCGGAATTACTCGGTTGGTCTCTGGGAACTTTATACAACCGTATAGACACCGTTCCTCATAGCAAGAGTGGGAGAGTGCTTCGTTTCAAGAAGTCATCATTGATAAAACTTCTCGAAAGATGAAATCAAGGGATTACAATCTTGTAGTTGACGGCAGATACAACCACAGAGCCATCATGCAGCTTGCCTTTGCCTACTCCAGAAGGAACAAGTCACTCCGGTGGTACTCCTTCGGGCACGCGTTGAGGGAGGCTTGGGCTGATGCTAAGATAAAGATGGACGAATACACCGCTTCCCTTGTCGGCAGGGAACCTATAGGCAGGAAATGCAATAGCCATGATATAGGATACGCGATGCTCGGCTGGCGATACGAGCATGTAGACATGAATCTTTAGAACATTCCCGTGGTCGGATTGAACGGCTTCCGGTAGCGAGGACCGGACGGGAGCACTTGATAGGTCTTTGACGTATTGATGTAGAGATTTAGAATGCAAGTCTTCTTGATACTGTATTCTAATCCTAATGTAATCAAGAAATTATGGGTAGCGGAAACGCCGTAATCCCATATGGGCTTGATTTTTTCAAAGAATTAATACTGTATCCAAGTCTTTAGGAGTAAGTAATGACGGATTAGGCAACCGACACGCAGTATGAATGAGGTCACAATGACAACATAAGCGTCCGATACAGTCTTAAATCGGTATAAAGTATGCGGTGGTAATGAAAGGCGACCGTACACGCTTATCAATATATCTCCCCTCCCGTCAAATTCGGGTATGCTGAAAGGCTAAACACGCATTGTTGCGTTGAGGGCGAGCAACACTTATTAATCTTTTAAATATATAGAATTATGATTGGGAAAAAAGTTATTATCCGCGCTGATAAAGCGGGCGTATTTTACGGAGTATTGAAAGAAAAAAATGGCAGTGAAGTTACATTGACAGACTGCCGAAGATTGTGGTGTTGGTATGGGGCTGCATCTATCAGCCAATTGGCAGTAGAAGGGACAAAACTCCCTAATGATTGTAAATTCACATTGGCCGTGCCGATAATTTCAATTTTAGGGGTTATTGAAATAATACCTTGTACAGACGAAGCAATAAAATCCATTGAGGAGGTAGACGTATGGAAGAACAGATAAGAGAGTTTCTTAGTATATACTCTGGCTCTGGCGATGGCTCTGGCTATGGCTCTGGCGATGGCTATGGCTCTGGCGATGGCTCTGGCTATGGCTCTGGCGATGGCTCTGGCTATGGCTCTGGCGATGGCTCTGGCTATGGCTCTGGCGATGGCTCTGGCTCTGGCTATGGCTATGGCTATGGCTCTGGCTATGGCGATGGCTCTGGCGATGGCTCTGGAATTAAAACATTCAATGGCGACAAAGTATATATCATTGATTATATTCCTACAATTATCAAGCATGTTCATGACAATGTAGCTAAAGGATATATACTGAACGATGACTTTACATTGACTGAGACATTTGTTGCAAAAGGGAATGGGAAATTCGCTCATGGAGAAACATTGCACGAGGCCTTTGCTTCACTTCAAGAAAAATTGTATGACGATTCAACCGAGGAGGAAAGGTTAGAAGCTTTTAAAAAGCATTTTCCAGACTTTACCAAAAAGGTATCGGCTAAAGAATTGTTCCATTGGCATCATGTGCTGACCGGTTCGTGCAAGCAAGGAAGGTTGTCATTCTGTATCAATAAGGGTATAGACATTGATAAGGATGCTTACACCGTACATGAGTTTATAGAGTTGACTCAAGATTCTTATGGCGGTGATATAATCAGAAAATTGAAGTAATTATGTAATTATCCCGTGGTCCTCCATAGATGTTGGAGGGCAGTAAGGCTACCACCGGAACGCCCACGGGAGCATGAATGATTGAAGTTAGAGTTTAGGTTTTGTCCGGTCGGTTTGAGAAAATAGACCGGACTCTTTTTTAGGAACAACAATTAAAAACAATATAAATATGGGAAAGAAAAAAGTAAAAGTCAAGTACAACGCTCCCGGCTGGGAAGACAGAATCGGGACCATATACAGCATTAGTGGTGACAAGGTAACGATAGAGTTTGGAAAGCATTCCTTTATCGAGGTTTACAGAGACGAAATCATTTTTGTATGAGAAAGATAAATTGCTATACGGTATTCTTTGCCTTCTGCTTATTGTGGATGGTAGTATTACTGGTAAGGTCGGTAGCCGTAACCAATGTGGGGCAAGTGTTCCCTGCATTCATGTTCTCCCTGATGGCATTCCTTTCATGCCTTGGGATATACATCACTTACAATGAGTGATTACGCTTAGAAAATAATGTTAGTGTTTATTCGTGCCGTCCAATCTGTAAAGACGGGCGGATATCCGGGATATTAGCTCAGAGGCAGAGCGGTGCATGGTATTGGTATTTGTAGTTTGTCATGGTATTATTTAAAGGTTTCATGCACAGGTCACGGCGTTCAAGTCCCGTATATCCCACAAACCAATTATTTAATTTATATTATTATGAGTACAACTCTTCCAGCATTGAAATCAATGCTCAGCAATGACAGCGTAAAAGCACGCTTTAGGGAAATACTTGGTGCAAAAGCCCCAGGATTCATAAGTTCCATTCTCTCAGTAGCAAACAGCAATGCCCTGCTTCAAAGAGCAGAGCCGCAATCGGTCATGAATGCCGCAGTCATCGCAGCTACATTGGATTTGCCTATTAATCCAAATCTGGGATTCGCCTACATTATTCCTTATGGTAATTCCGCACAGTTCCAGATGGGATATAAAGGTATGATTCAATTGGCCATGCGTAGCGGTCAATACAAGACAATAAACGTTACCGAGGTCTACGAGGGAGAAATAAAGAACGAGAATCGTTTTACCGGAGAATACATATTTGGCGAAAAGGCATCTGATAAGATTGTTGGTTATATGGCCTACTTCTCCCTCACAAACGGCTTTGAAAAATACATGTACATGAGCCGCGAAGAATGTGAAAAGCATGGGAAAAAATTCTCTCAGACCTATAAAAGAGGCGGTGGTCTTTGGGCTACGGACTTCGATTCAATGAGCAAGAAAACTGTTTTAAAAATGCTTATCTCCAAATACGGTATTCTAAGCATTGATATGCAACGTGCACAGACTTTCGACCAAGCCGTAATAAAGGACAATTTGGTTGAAAAGGATATTGATGAAGCGGAAATATCATACGATGACAACCCGGACAATGCAGACGCTAAACGTAATGCCATGAAAGAAGCATTGCAAGAAGCGGAAGTTGTGGATGAAAGCACCGGAGAACTTTTTAATCAAGAGGCTCAATGATAGAACAAGGCTCAAGTGAATGGTTAAAGCAACGGTTGGGTAAAATAACGGGTAGTCGCATCGGAGACCTTATGACTAGCGGAAAGAAAGGGGAAATGTTCGGGAAGACAGCCCTTTCCTATATATATGAAGTGTGCGCAGAGAGAGATTTGTTGCAGAAATACATCGATGACGATTATCTGTTTGATATATACCAACAGCAAGTAAGCATCAACAACAAGTTTATAGAGTTCGGACACAATAATGAGGACTTTGCGGCAGAACGTTACCAGCTTGTTGCAGAGTGCAAACTTGAAGAGTGTGAGAGCATTCAGCACCCGACAATACCTTTCTTCTCCGCTTCTCCAGACCGTATAGCAGTTAAATACGGGTTAAGAAAGGTAGTAGAAATAAAGGTTCCACTGCCGAAAACATTCATGGAATACATGGCAGAGGTTAAGGATAACGAAACTCTGAAAGCTGTTAATCCTAAATATTTTTACCAAGTGCAATCGGAAATGGCGTGTACGGGATTGGAAAAGGCTGATTTTGTCGTTTTCTGCCCTTTCTTGAAGCATAACATTCACATTGTAGAGATAACAAGGGATGAAGCTGTAATAGCTGAATTTGAGAAGCGTATAACGGCTGCAAATGAAATTATTAATCAAATACTTAAAAAGAAATGAATTTAACCGGAAGCATAGATTTGCTGAAGCTTGAAAAGGCAGGCATAGCAACAATCAGAAATAAGAAGTGTATCGTTATCCCGATAGAAGAAAACGATTTGTACGTAAGCATGGACGAGAACCTAAAAGCGAAAGCCGTCTATCTTGGTATTAATATTAATGAGCGTAAGGAGCCGAGTAGATACGGTGAAACTCATTACTGCAAGCAATCATTATCAAAAGAATATCAAGAAACATACAAATCAGAATTGGAGGCAAAGGGGAAAATTTATATCGGCGGTCTTAAGCCTTCCAAGTTTCAGGGTTCAAGCAATGCGGTTGCTTCCGTGGAAGCTCCGAATGCACAAATTGAAGATGAAGACCAACTGCCATTTTAACTTATAAGGTTTAATCCAATGAAACTCACCCTCACAAAACAGGAAGTGCTTCTCCTGCAAAAGTTGCTTTACTCCTACAAGGAATGCCTGCCCGATGGAACGACGGAGAAGCACGGACGTTTTGTAGGGAAGCTTAACAAGAAAATCAAAAGACAAATTATTAATCAATTAAAATTATGATGCACACTTGGTTCGAGGTATCTATAAAATACCAAAAAATAGCCGAAAACGGCATGGAAAAGAAAACAACCGAAAAATACCTTTTTGACAGTCTTTCTTTTACAGAAAGCGAAGGAAGATGCATTGAGGAAATGACACCGTTTATTAGTGGAGAATTCACGGTTTCTGATATTAAGAGGGCTAATTATTCAGAGGTGTTTTTCTCTGACGAGGAATCTGCGGATAGGTGGGTTAAATGTAAATTGGCATTTATCACCCTTGATGAAAAGAGTGGTGCTGAAAAGAAAACATTTACTCAAGTATTGGTACAAGCTGCCGACCTACGTGATGCCGTGAAGAAATTGGACGAAGGTATGAAAGGGACACTAGCTGACTATCTTATTGCATCTGTGGTGGAAACGGCTTTGATTGACGTATATCCTTATAAAGCAAAGGAGGACGGCCATGAATGATTTTATAAGTGATTGGTACCTTCCGATGGACTTCGGGAATGACGCTCCGGAAGAAATGCCGGACGGTGAAGATAATTTCAATTTCGACTAAACTTTTTGTTCAACCAGCCTGCCCGGTCTGTGAAGATGGGACGGGCGAATATGGGCGTGAGACCGAAGTTGGTTATACGGAGAGAAAGCCGAAATGACGGAGTGCTCAGGTACGATGGTTCGATTCCATCCACGTCCACATATTTAATTTGAGAAATAATATGAAGCCTTACATAATAACTTCCATGTCCCTAATCACGTATAGCGGCAGGAAGATACCTCTCGAAATAGTCGAGAGCCATATACTGACAAAGCCTTTGAAGGCAATCAAGGAGAAGCTGCTTGACGCTTTCTCCACGATGATAGACAAGCCGGTGAATATTGAACTTAAAATAAAGCATATATGATATATGACAAACAGATAATAAGAGGCAAGATACCAAGTAAATCCAATTGTTACAAGATTGTCACATTATCCGGTCATGGTTCTTTGGCAAAGCAGAGGGTTCTTAAAGAGTATGAAAAGACTTTTTATGTACAGTGCGGACTTAGAGACAAAAACATCAAAGGGTTCTTTAAGATAAATGTGGACGTGTATCACGAAAACTTGCGTCCCGACCTTGACAACGCTTTCAAAATTTTACTTGACTGCCTGCAAGGATGCAAAGCCATAAAGAACGACCGCCAGTGTGTGGAAATCCACGCGCGCAAATTGGTTGACAAACTCAATCCAAGAATAGAATTTGTAATTGAGGAAGTTGAATTATAAAATAATAGACAATTTGAAAGATGCATGATAAAAGATAGTTTTAAAGTTCCTTCAATCAAAGAAGTTGCCAAAGAGATAGAGCATATACCGAAATGCCCAAGAAGCGGAGAGATAAACATTTTGCATTTGTATATGGAAAGAAAACATTTATCTATTTCCAACAATTACAGCAGTAAAGAAAATGGCAGAAAAAGCAAAAAAGAAATCTTTCATTTTTAATGTTGAATGGCAAGAGATACTATTAGGTTACCCATCGGAGGTCAGACTTGAAGTGTACGATGCAATTATTGAGTATGTTGCGTCGGGGACAATTTTGGAGCTGAAACCAATGGCTAAAATGGCATTCTCCTTCATTAAAAAAGAAATAGATTACAATACCTGCAAGTACAATGATATTGTGGCAAAACGAAGCGAAGCAGGAAAAAAAGCAATGAATAAACGCTACAATAAAGTTGCAACAAGTCTAACAAATGATAGCAAATCTAACAAATGTTATCAAGTTGCAACAAATCTAACAAATGATAGCAAATCTAACAAATGTTATCAAGTTGCAACAAATCTAACTGTTAATGATAATGATAATGATAATGTTAATGAATCTCCTTACGGAGATAAAGTAGATGCTTTTCTCCCGGAAATATCAGACAAGCCTCTGAAAGAATGTTATGAGGAATTATCCGCCAATAATTCATGGATAGAGACTGTCGTAATGAACAAGAGGTCTGCCGGACATCCGGACTTTACCCTGCAATATTTCCAAGAATATCTCAAAAAATTCTTTGAAAAACTTCAAAATGAGGGAGAAATCCGTAAAAGCCCTAAAGACAGCATGGCTCATTTTGTCAGGTGGCTGGATATTGAACTCGGGAAATCCAAAACGGACATGTATAAGGCAGCGAACGAACAGTTATTGTTGTCTGTCAAAGAGGACAAGAAAGGGTACTACCAATTCTTGTCGTACATCAAGAGGCAAGCTCCGTATTGTTTTTCAAATATGCGGCTGCCTACCGAGGAAGAGTTCTTGCTACTACGGGGCAAATACGGGAATGAGATGTTTAAAAGCGCATTGCGCACAATTGAAGGCAGGTCAGACATACGTTCTAAATGGGATGTTTTGTATTATGCCGTCTTAAAACAATTCGAATATCAAAATGGAAGTTAATATACAATTACGTGACGAGGAAGCAGAGAAAATTGTTCTCGGCACTATCATTGCAGAACGTGACGCGATAGAGCAAGTAAGGGACATTCTTTCAGAAGAGTGCTTCTATAACCATTTCCATGCGGAAATATACAAGGCGATACTTCAAGTTGTATCATCGGGAAATAGGGCTGACCTTATTTTCGTCAAGAGTAAGCTGGAAGAGAACGGAGTGAAATTTGACATAGTTGAATACATGAAGATTGTATCCTGCCATACTTTCGATTTGTATCAATACGCCTCGAGACTCCATGACTTGCGTATACGAAGGGCATTCTACTCCATTGGGCAGTACCTTGTATCCAACTCATATACGGAAGCCGAAGACATTGAAGATGTCGCAAAAAAGGTCAATGACGACATGGCTTCGTTGTTCAAATCAAGCAGTACTACAATTTCTTCGATAAATGAAGGGATTGAAAATGTGTACAAAATGATTAACGAAAACCTATCCGGCAGTAAGCCGCTTACTGGAACTCCGACGGGATTTGAGAAGATAGATTCCAAATCCGGAGGATTGCAGAAGTCTGATTTGATAATTGTCGCAGGTGAAACCTCACAAGGGAAAACGAGCCTTGCTGTGTCTATGATGCGAAATGCGAGCATTTCGGATGCAAAGATAGCCATGTATTCGATGGAGATGAAAAAAGAGCAAATTGCGGCTCGTATTCTCTCTATGGAAAGTGGAGTATCATCCAATCAAATCATGTATTCAAGGCTTACCGATTCACAGATACAAGCTATTGACAAAGGAATCGGAAATATAATCGGTAAAGGCATATACTTTGACGATAGAAGCACATCAAACATAGACACCATCATTTCGTCTATCCGGTACATGAAACTGAAGCATGATATTGATGGCGCGATAGTGGATTATCTGCAAATCCTCAATGTCAACATGAAGGGGGCCAACAAGGAGCAGCAGATGGGTGACGTGGCAAGGCGTTTGAAGAACTTGGCCAAGGATTTGGATATTTGGATTATCGCCCTTTCCCAGCTCAATAGGGACAAGGACAACCCGGTACCTTCCCTTGCAAGGTTACGGGATAGCGGACAGATAGCTGAAGCAGCCGATGTGGTTATGCTGATATACCGCCCGGAAGTCAAGGGGAAAAACTATCCGGAGGAGTTTTCCAATGTAAGTACAAAAAACACCGCAATGATAGATATTGCTAAGGGACGTAATATTGGCATTATGAAATTCATATGTGGGTTTAATCCTTCTACGACGATGTTTTATAATCTTGATTCGGTTCCCGTTTTGGGGAGCACCAATTCTGAAATGGTAGATGAAAATCCATTCTGATATGGCAAAGAAAAAAGATATACCACCTGCACCCGTCCGCTGCCGCCAATGATCATACTCCAGAGATTTCGTAGACAACTCTTGTCTATGCAAGGCCAAGGGCCATAGGGTGTGCGCGTGCGGCAGATACGGCAGGATATGTGACAAATTCAACAAAAGATGATTTTATGGACATAGAACTTGAAAAGAAAATAGAATTATTGGAATGGCAGCGTGACAACGCACTGCGCCTGCGCTGCCCGTTTGCCCGTTGGTGGCAAAGAAGTACCAGCGAATGATTGATGAACTTGCAAGAAAAAGCAGAAACAATGAAACCAAAGAAAGATTTGATTAAAGTTGCCGAGGCTGATGGCAGCATAGACAGATTGAACAGCCTTCTTTCAGCCGCACACATACTGAACTGCGAAGCCAACATGCTGGTAGAGGAAGCGGCAGACCTGATGAACGCCAAAGGGTTACTACTCGGAAATTTGAAAAGGATTCATAACAGCTTTGTCAAGAGCGCCGACATGTACTTTCTGGAATTCTCCTCACTCGTAGAGACAGAGAAATCGAAGATGGATATGTTCAAGGACATGGACGACTTCGACGCCAAGTTTCGCGAGTGGGCAAAATTACCGTCTGATTGGAAACCTAAAGAATCAGAAGTATGAGTGAAAGATTAACACATGGCTCTCTGTTCAGCGGCATAGAAGGTTTTGGATTAGGTGCGGCACTTGCCGGCATAAAGACCGAGTGGAGTTGTGAATTTGAGGATTATCAATCATTAGTAATAAAGAAAAACTTTGGAGAAGAGCATGAAATCAACAGAGATATTAGAACGTATTCAAAACCTCCGTTTGTTGACATCATCAGCGGTGGATTCCCTTGCCAGGACATCAGCATTGCTGGAAAAGGTGTCGGAATTGTCGGTGAGAGAAGCGGCCTATGGTCTGAGATGTTCAGAATTGTACGGGAAGTTGGACCTAAATACGTGCTCATTGAAAACAGCCCAATGCTCGCTGTTCGGGGATTCGAGCAAGTCCTATGCGACCTTTCCGAAATCGGGTATGATGCGGAATGGCAATGTCTATCTGGCACCGACTTTGGCATACAACAGAATAGGGAGCGATTATATTGTATTGCCTACCCCAGCGAAATCAACGGCAAAAGGAGCACTCAGAAATCGGTATTTCGGAAGCCCTACTTATCGGGGCAATTTACACGAGTTTATCCGGGATGGCGAACAAGACAGTCAATACCCTCACCCAAATTTGCTGGAAAGTCTAATGGGGTTCCCGATAGGATGGACCGAACGGAGTGTATAGGCAATGCGGTTCAGCCGATAATTGCGCATTATCTGTTTGAGTGCATTAAGATATTTGACAGCAAACTGACATAATGAAGAATGCCGTATGAATATCCATCAGACCATCCCCCGTTCAGATTGCACTACCATTTGAAAGCGTCATGGTGCAAGATGTGTATGGCAGAGGTACAGAGCGAGAGAAATAGAAGAAAGAAGTGAATAAGTGTTTCCATATCGGGAATTAAAATTTAATCGAAAATGAATATCGGGATATTAGCAGTAGACAGCACTTTTCCAAATCTTGCGCTGATGAAGATAAGCGCATATCACAAGAAGCAGGGCGATAGCGTTGAATGGTACAATCCGTTCAATTACTACGACAAGCTGTATATAGCTAAGGTGTTTTCCTTCACGGAAGACTATCTTCAATATATAACCAATGCCGATTGCGTGGAGAAAGGAGGTACCGGATATGACATCAGCAAGACGTTGCCGGTGGAGATTGACAGAATGCAACCCGACTATTCCATCTATCCGCAGATTGACAGCAAGACAGCCTACGGATTTCTGACGCGCGGATGCCCCAACAAATGTAAGTGGTGCATAGTACCGAAAAAAGAAGGAAATATTGCACCATACATGGATATAGAAGAAATAGCCATTGACGGTAGAAAGAATATAATCCTCATGGACAACAATGTTCTTGCATCAGATTACGGTTTGCAACAAATTGAAAAGATTGTCTCCATGGGAGTACGTGTAGACTTCAATCAAGGCTTGGATGCTCGACTGGTAACGGATGATATTGCCAAATTACTCGCAAAGGTGAAGTGGATAAAGCGCATTCGGTTCGGTTGTGACACTCCGGGACAGATTGCTGAATGCGAGCGTGCAACGGCTTTGATTGACAAGTACGGGTACAAAGGTGAGTATTTCTTCTACTGTATTCTGCTTGAAGACTTCAAGGAATCTTTTCTGTGGGTCAATCACTGGAGAGGAAAAGGCGGGAGATTTCTCCCACACGCGCAACCATATAGAGACCCACACAATCCGTCTCAGATTATCCCGATGTGGCAGAAGGACTTGGCTGGATGGGCCGATAAGAAATGGATATTCCGGACTTGTGAGTTTAAAGACTTCATGCCACGGAAAGGATTTAAGTGTAGCGAGTATTTTGACTGATAACATGTGCAAAAAGAAGCCTTTTCTGCACATGAAGTATTAACACGAGCGAAAACCGGTGGTTTTTGCTCACAACAAGGAAAGATATGAAACAGACAGTAGAAGAAGCGGCAATAAATGAATTGTTTTTCAGCTATGCTTGCACTCCAAGAACAGATGCACAACATCCATCATTTGATGGGCTTGTATATGATAAAAATGCAATGCTGAATATGTTTAAGGCTGGTGCAGAATGGCAGGCAAAGCAATCTCCGTGGATAAGCGTGGAAGATGCAATACCAAACAAACAAGCAAAAGGCGTGTGCCAAGTGAAATATGTTGATGGTAGTATTGAAGAAATGGCAATGCGAGAAGTGGATAAATGGATATACCCCTACATCAAGACTGGATATGTTACTCATTGGAGACCTATTTAGTTTTTCGATGAGATACTCGAAGCTAACAAGGATGTACTGGAGCGGATTAAGGAGAAAGGAGATTAGAATGGAAAGATATAGGATTGTGAAAGAAATAAGGTATAACGGCTGTATTCCGATAGTCGTGTATTTTGTACAAGTCAGAAAAGACAAACGTATTTCATCCGAATGGGTAAATGTAAAGGGATTTGATACCTATAAGAGAGCGAAAGAGTTGTTGGATGTTTTAAATGGTGATTGATTATGGAAGTAAAGAATGTGGGACAACTTAGAAAAATCATTGAAAATCTTTCTGATGATTATAAAATTGAGATGCGTGTCAGACGCAAATTGACCGATGAAGAATTGAGACATTGCAGATACCCCTATCCTTATGATACAGAGTATTTAATTCTGGAATTTGACGATATAGGTGTTTCAAACAAAGTGTTGTGTTTGGGTGTAACTTCTAATGATTGATGATATGGAAATAACCGATTTTCTTGAAGTAGTAATACTTTGCTTGTCATTATTGATAGTCATTCCTATACTTATGATTATTTGGATTGATTGTGATAGAATTGAGAAAAAAAGAAGAAACAGATGGAAGTAAAGAACGGAATAATAATAGACGGAATGCTGCATGAACTGGTGAATACTAATTCAGAGGCTTATTGCGATGACTGCTCTCTTTATGGTATTTGTCATCAATCAATGTTAATATGCCATATGTTGGGTGGAGACATATTTGTCAGTCGTGGTAAAGTAACAGAGATTAAAACGGAGGAGGAAAAGAAATGAAACAAGTATTATCAATCGAACAGATGAAGCACTTGCAGGAGCTTGGATTAGATACAAGCGATGCAAGTATGTGTATCGAATGGAGAGAATCGGATGAAAACAAAAAAGTTGTAGTCTCTTTGGATGCCGATACGTATTACGACTATTATTATGAAACCTACACTTTGCAGGATATTCTCGACAAGTTGCCGGAATCCATACAGATATATGATTTGTACATATTTAAGAAAGTGGGGTTGTGGTGGCTTAAATATGTAGACGTAACGAATAATGGAACCGTTCGTTTAGAAAAAATGCCGAGGTTGATAGATGCCGCCTATTATATGCTGTGTTGGTGTATTCAAAAAGGATATGTAAAAACTAAAGAATAGTTATGAAAGCAAGAATAAAAGAAACCGGAGAAATTGGAGATGTTCTATGCTGGGACGATGTAGAAAAGACTAAATTAAGTATTCTTCTAAAAGGGAGTGTATGTACAATTCCATATCAAAACATAGAAATCATTCAATTAGGAAGTAGCATTGATTGGGAGCAGAGGCGTTATGAACTGGCAAAGGCTGCAATGCAAGGATTCTGTAGCAATCCACATCAACAGATAATGAGTGCTGACTCAAATATAGTGGCAGAATGGAGTATTGGTTTTGCTGATTCACTAATAGAGAAACTGAAAGGAGATTGAATAATGTCAAGAAGAGAAATATTAAAGCTATCAGATTTGAAAGATATGCACGGCTCTATTACTTTGGAATATACCGGGATTCTTTATGCTGGTGTAGATAGGGAAAAGAAGCTCCGTGAATTGGCAAAAGTTAATCCGCAGGAGTATTGTCTTGCATTAGGAGTGAATGATGATAGTGAAATTTTCAGAGACATTTCGTCGGGTTCCTTAGTGTCGCCGATGAATTTTTTTAAGAAACTGAAAAGAGAATAACCATGGATGCAGAATTTAAAAACAAGAAAGAGGTGGTCTTTGACGGCAAAAACCTTATATTCAACGTGGACGGAATAGAAATCAAGAACGGGAAACTGCCTGATTCCTTCAGTGTAAAAGAGCGCTATGAAATAAGCGCGGAAAGTATTTCCATGCTTGTCGTAGCGTTGGGTGACGGGAATACGCTGGCTGAATTTACTGATGTACAAGAAGGATTCAGTTTTTCCAGGAAAACACGGGCTATCTATTCCTTGAAGGATGAGTATGTCAAGAAGCTTGTCGAAGAAATTACCAGGTTGGAAAACAAGGCCAATTCCCTGCAAGAAAAGGTTTATGAAGAACGCAGAAAAGCTTCTGATGAAGAATATAAGCGCTACCTGCTGGAAAATTTGATTAAAGAGCACAACAAGCGCTCCTGGTGGGGACGGGCAGAAAGGATTGAACTGAAAACAGAGGAGTGAGAATGGACCTGAGAATAATAGATTTCCCGGAATACCCGTGGAAGACCCTGAATGTGCATAAGGACTTCAGCTACTCGTTCAACATCAGTCCGGGAAAGAAAATAGAGGGGGATTTGTTCGATTCCTCCAAAATGAAAGTTGTGTCCTACAATAAAGACAGCCATGTGCAGATATTGGCTGTATGTGACCCTTACGGGCCGCCTTTCTATGTACGCAGGGATATGGACGGTTTGTTGTGGTCCTCATGGGTAAAAATAGAGGAGGAACATTTCTGGCAAGAAATTAATGGTTGTGCGGCAACCATTAATTTCCCTCCTCTGTGTACGTCTCATTATTATTTTTAAGTATTATGAAAAATGAATCGTTTGAAAGGGCTAAAATCCTTAAGGAAGAGATTGAAAAGTGTAATTCTCTTCTTGAGTCAATTCTAAAAAGCAGTAAAGAATGCTTCGTTAATCGCGATGCCGTCAGGACATCCGGTGACATTGCGGTTATCACTCTTCCCAAGTATTGTACCCAGTACATTATTGATGGACTTTACGTGAGGAAGTACCGGATGGAGCAGGAATTTAAAGAGTTATAAATCAAAACAAGAAATAGGAGGAATAATCATGAAAGCATATGTAATGAAACTTGAAAACAACTGTGTGATTGTTGACGAGGAATATTTTAACGAGATAAAGAAGCAGTCAGAATTCAACCAGGAAAGGATAAATGAGATTGCTGAGGAAAGGTTCTTGAAATACGTCAAAGAAAGCGGTATCAAACTTTCCTACGAAGTGAACGGAATACCTTATATATTTCATCATGACTTGTTGAGTGAATTGAACTATGAGGAAAGAGGATATCCGGAATCCGTGTCAGAAAAGGTGAAGCATGTTATCGCAGACGATATAACCGAGGCTTTGAATGATAAGTTTAAAGGACTGAAAGACGAGGCTTTGAATTATGCGTTAAGCGAGTTTGACAAGCGGAAACACGGTTTGGAGGCTACTGCAAAAATATGGGAATGTCTTGCATTGATATTTTTCATTATGACTATTGTTTCAATAACCGCATTATTTATACAGTTATGACAGAAGAACTTGTAACATTAGAGACAGCAAAGATGCTGAAAGAGAAAGGGTTCGTTTGGGAGTGTGAACGCACGATAAGTTGCGATAAAATTATTAGAAGATGGAACCATCCGCAATACATATCATGTTGCACAGAAATAGATGGCGAATTAGTTGAATTTTTATGTCCAACATTGTATGTTGCGCAGAAGTGGCTGCGTGAAACCAAGAACCTGCATATTGAAATATCCTATATGTATGAAAATTATTGGATATATGATATACTAACAATTCCGAACCATGACTTAGTTGGATTGTCTGACAGACCTATTATCCATTATAAATCCTACGAGGAAGCACTGGAAGCAGGAATTAGAGAAAGTTTAAAACTTATATGAAAATGACTCCTATTGTAAATGATGCTTATAGACTTAGAAAGCTTTTAGAAAAAGCAACAGGAATAAAAGTTTATAAATCAGATTTACTTTCTAATTATTTCAATTGTTATATAAGCATAACGCAAGAGTATAAGAATGAAACCAATCCGCATATTACAGTAGCACAAGGTAACTGGTCGATAGTAAATGGCGGTGAATATAAAATTTCACTCTATACACCTACAATCGTCATTAAAGGCAAGAAGGTGCTTAATACTTGTTTTGTAAAAGATATATTTTACAAGATAGTGGAAGCATTAAATAATGAATTTGGAGAAGGGAATTGGGATACGTGTAACAATGAAACGACAGTTTGGCTTCCCATGTCTCGAAACTCATTCTATTTGCAAATTCCAAATTTTGAGAAGTATTAAAACTTATATGATATGGCTAAGAAAATAATGTTTAATGATAAATACAGCTTAACCCAAGCCGTATTGGATGGTCGGAAGACTATGACGAGAAGAATAATCAAATGTCCAAGAACTTTTAAAGGAGAATGGGTCGCCGGATTCAATATACACAGACGCCATTCTGATAAAAAGATTGTTGATTGGCCTTGTATGTATGATGCAGATGAAAGAGAGTTTGATATGGGCGAGATATTACCAAAATACAAGGTTGGTGAAGTTCTTTCCATTGCGCAAAGTTATGAAAGTTTAGGGATGAATCCCGAAATTGCACTTAATGATAGGGACGGAATAGGATTTTATACTAAAACTAAATTCGCACCCGGTTGGAAAAATAAGATGTTTGTCCGCGCTGACCTCATTCCCCATCACATCCGCATTACCAATATCAAGATAGAACGGTTGCAAGACATTTCCGATGAAGATTGCTTGAAAGAAGGAATTTATAAAGGACAATGCGGAAGTGCAGATACACATTTTATGGATGCTTATTATTATAAAGGGGACATTCAGCCTTATTGTACCCCTCGTGAAGCCTTTGCCGCCCTCATAGATAAAGTCTCCGGCAAAGGTACGTGGGAGTCTAACCCTTATGTATTTGCTTACGAATTTGAACTGATTGACTAAAAACGAGAAAAGATATTGATTATGAAGCGTGAAATAAAATTCAGAGGTAAAAGTACTGATACGGGGAAATGGGTATATGGATTTCTCTCTTTCTTCTATACTGCCGGAAGGGACGAAAACGGGCTTATCTTTACGGACAAGGCGAGGATATATTCCTCAGAAGACGGTTGCTGTTACGACGTATGGGCTGAAACCGTTGGGCAGCTCACCGGACTGCGTGATAAAAACGGGAAAGAGATTTACGAGGGGGATATTGTACAGCTTGATTATATTACAACAAATGGCAAACACCGCATAGGACTTTCATTTGAGGTTAAATGGTGTACCCAAGAAGGCTGCTGGGTTGGATGGGATGGCTTTGTAGAAAATGCTCTTCAACAGACACACAAAATGTTTGTAGTTAAAGGTAATATTTACGATAACCCCAATTTAATATAAGAAATAGCCATGAGAGTAAAGAAATATTTCCATAACATCCAGTGTGATGTATGTGGGGATTTAGCCAATGAAGAGATGTGGCATGAGGATACGAAAACCGTTGCCGAAGTTGCCAATGAAAGCGGATGGTATTACGACCCAGTGGATGACAAGCACTATTGCCCGGATTGCTATGAATATGGGGATGATGGAGAGATATTAGTTAAAGACGGAATGGTAAATACAATGGAGATAATATTATTAGGGAAAAGACTTGAAGACTACCCGGAAACAGAATATTACGAACGAAGGCTTATCTACACAACATACAGTTCTGGCTTCAGAGAGCATAACATTGCGGCATTCAAGAGCAGGCTGGAAAAAGACTTTGACGATGAAATAATCAATAATTTCGTCAAGGACGGCAACGGTTTTTGGACTACAGATGAAATTATAGCCGCTGTCCGTGTTTCCTTGTCCCTCAATCTGCTTACTGATGAGGAATGGAAGAAGGCAATTCCGATTATAGAGCGTGGTCTTGAAGCCAATAAAGCCTATGTCCGTATGCTTGACGAGATGTCGGTTATATTGGAGAAGTATTGCGAAGAATGGGAGGAATTGGGGATGCGTTATAACTTTATGCAACGTGTCCCTCTTGAATGCTGGCAGGGACGTTTTAGCAGGCATAGCCAGAATCCGGAACAAAAGCCGAATTATTCATGAATATCAAGCAATTAAAATAAGGTAAGTAATGAAACATCTATTCTTTTTATTTGTAGGATTTTTGGCTTTATATGAAATTATGAAAGCCTTAAACTGTAAGAAAGTATATTCCCGCACATGCGAATATAGACATCTTCCCAAGGAAAAGGTAAAGGCATATTTAAAAGAGCACCCTATGCTTCTTCTAATGAGTATTTTGGATATTTTCGGATGGATAACATTAATGGCTGGACTAATGACAAGCCAGTGGGTTTTATTCCTGGCGGTAATGGCTTTGTCTTTGTCGAGATTTCAACGCCTCGGCAGTTGGGCTGTGTGTATAGATAGTATCATCACTGTGGCTATTTATTTGTTTGCCATTATTAATACTTATCATTTACATATAGAATTATGAGTAAACTATACAAAGTAACCCTCTTCGGCAAACCGTTCATGATTGGATGGTTCAGCCACGCGGACAAATGGTATCACAAGATTGGAATAATATATTGAAATCATGAGAAAAGTAGACAGACTGAAAAAGCTCCATGCCCCTATTGATGACAAATACAAGAAGATTGACACAACGGTCAACGGGGACGTGGAACGCCTCGCGGAGATGCACAGAGAAACGGAAAAGGGGAAATATCCCTTACGCATAGACCACCGTACCGTAATATACGTGACCAAAGACAAATGCACTCCCGAATATGCCGCAAAAAAGCGCAAGACGTTGGGTCTTGCCCCTGCTGTCGAAGTAAAAGGACACGCATCAAGACTTGTGGACATGGACAAGCTGAGGAGGATGGTAAACGACGGGATGAAGTCCAAGGACATTGCCTATGAGATGGGCGTGGCGGCTTCCACCATAAGCACTTACATAAGGAAGTACGGGTTGAGAGACAAAGGGTAGATTAGTTCAAGGACCTATCAAGTTCACGCATACATACACAACAATATCACCCTCACTATTACAGCGATAGGCACCAGCCAGTCAAGAATACGCTCTATGCGTTCCATAGCATGACCAGCAGAAGCCGGCAGAAATCCGAATAGTAACGGTCGTCGGCCTGCGCAATCAATATGTCCAAATCATCGCTTCTCATTAGCATTATTTATAGTATGGAAATAAGTGGAAAGAATTGGTACTGTCCTTTCAAAATGTAAGTGCTACAGAAAATGGAACACTCACCATTTTGCCAGCCCCTTCCTGCAATGCTCACACAAGAACCTCTTCGCTATCGGGAACATCTTCTGCCCAACCTCGCCGGAAAGGTACTGTGCTTCCTCACCGTATGGGTCAATCCCAAAAGCCTTGGATATGTGACGGCAGAGATGTCCCTTCTCATGGTCCCATGAATTCTGGAACTCGCCCGGTGAGGAAGTGAGTGCTATCACCATGACGGTCTGTCTGTCCCTTGTATTGGAGTAGGTAATGCCGGTATTCAGATTGCAGGAGCGCATGTTCCTGAAAGCGTCCATCAGGTCTGCTCCCCTGCAACCGACACGGCGCAGGTCTGCCATGATTCTGCCGGTGTAGTAGCAGTCAACTGCATAATACACTCTTACTTCCCAGTCATATTCCGGTATATAAAAGTCCTGGACTATCATAGGCTACATCATCTCCGACCACATTATAGGATTACCGGAACCTATGCAGTCTGCATAAAAACGGGTAAACGGAAGACCATCGTATCCGTCCGGGTCATCCATGTAGTCCTTTATAAACAGCGCCAAATGCGCTTCATCGGCAATCGAACTCTTGTAATAGTCTGCTTTCGCCATATTTGCCACGTACAAGCTGTCGTACCCGGCATCCTTATCCAGCTTGATATTATATTTTTTCAGAAGCTCATCCAACTGTTCCTTGCTGATTGGCTCAATCCTTTCCTTCTTGCCGGTACTTTTATTCTCCACCTTCATGCAGGATACAGCCCAGTCGCACATCTTCTTGCTGAAATGCCATCCATACTGCGAGAGGTATGCCTCCATGCCGGAGGGAAATCTATCGTAAATATCCAGTCTTTGTCCCATAATTATTCAGATTTAGAAAAAGAGGGGCATTCCACCCCTCCATTATCAATAAAACTCACCGTTGGCGCGTCTGCGTCTGCGTTCGCCCATTTCGTCACCGTAGGGCGGCATTCCATGACGCTCACCGTACATAGGATATTCCGGGAAATACCCCGGCATGCGGCGTTCGCCCATATCAGAGCCGCTATAACCTCCGCTACGGGAGCCGCCGTCATTACGGTAGCCCATTTCACCGCCCTGCATCTTGCGCATGGCTTTCTCGTAACCGTGGCGGCATCCTTCCTTGTAGGCTTCCTCCACATCATCGTCTCTCATTCCGAAGCTGCGTTCGTAATCGTCACGCCATTCGTCTAATATTCTCCACATTCCCATATCATTTCTTTGTTTTGGATGTTTCGCCCACTCCGAGCTGTTCCATTAACTTCTGGTTTTGCGCAATGAGGTCAGCCATATTCCTGCTCATCTCCTGCATGTTCTTATCCATATTGGACATTTGCCCTTTCAATGCGGATATTTCTTGCTCCTGCTGTTGCTTGGCTGCAAATTCTGGGTTAAGCATGGCAAGCATCTGGTCACATACCCTAAGAAAGTTCTGATGATATTCCACACTTTTTAAGACATCCTCACTTTTCTGCTTCATGGTAAGGACCTCGGTATTCATCTCGTCCCTTGACCCTGTAATCAGCATTCCTGTTTTAACATCATCGGCAATATTGGCATTAGCCGGTATCTCTTGCAAATTGACATTCTGTCCGTTTATATTCACGACAAAATCAATAACTTGGACCGGCTGTGGATAAGGCATGTTGGGAACAGTCTTATATATGGTTTTTATAGGGCTTACATTAACGACCTGCCCACATTCCAAACTTGGATTTGCACCTCTGTGAAGAAGATATAATGTACTGTTTACTCGTAAGTTCTGAAACATGATTGTTTGATTTTAAAGGAGTGTGGCTATTTCCATTTTGGAAACCACCACAAAACTCCATGTTAATTATATTACTTGCTCCGTAAAGAAGCGGTTTCTACTGTAGGAGCCGGAGCCGTTGTCGGTCTGTATCCTCCATTAACAAGATACAGTTCGTTGGTGTACTTGTTGTAGTGAATCTCATAGATACCGGTTCCAGCCAAGTTTGCAACAGTCACAGGCTCATTGTTATAAGCCATCAACGGTCTTGTGTCCCCGTTAGTCCCTATCAATATCGGAAGGGTTGCAGTCGTACCGGCAGGAATCGCCTGACGAAGATTGACATAGAACCCTCCGACATAATCCCTGTTACGGAACGCATGGTTAGGGAGTTCAAGAGTAACATTCTCCGTACCGACTGTCACAGCCACCGTAGGAAGAGTATTGAAGTTTGCTCTTCCGATTGATGGAAACGGGAACGGGAATCCTGTAAAAAAGTTAGGCCACATATCTACCTCCTTTCTTACCGGATTAACCCCAGTAGTTATTGCAACCGCATCCGTAACCACCACGGCCATATGCAGCATCACCGGCATAGGCTCCAAAAGCAGCAGCTCTGTATGTGTCAAGATTTACGCCAACTATGTTAGGGAATTGTACCGGGACAGTGTTGGGTAATTTACATTTTATTCCATCAACATCGCTTTGCAATGCCTGCAATCCGGCTGCCAAAGGAGCAATCTGTAGTCCTACTGCGTTCAGGATAGTGGCGTTCTGGTTACGCTGAGAGATTTCGGCTGTTAAAGTAGCCTTTTCCGCAGTAAGAGATGCGATCTTGTCCTGCAATGCCTGATTTTGAATAGCGTCAAGTTTGGCAAGGATGGCATTTGTGTTAGCTGTCGCACCATCACGCAATGACAATGTGTTCTGGTTAGCAGTGTTGACTAATGTGTTAGTCTGGTTGCACATTGCGAGCTGGTTCTCGTACCCCATTGTGGTGATGGCGTTCTGCGTCTTGCAGCAGCAGTCTGCCAACTGAGTTGCAAGAGCGGAATTGCCAGCCTGGATGCTGTTGATGATTTGCTGGCTGCTCATGCCAATTTGGCTGCCAATGTTGCAGAGCTGGGTAGAAACCGCATTGATAGCGGATTCAATCTGTCCGACAGAGCAGTTGATGGAGCCAGCCAACTGGTTCAGGTCAATGCCGTTGCGTTGGATTGCTGACATAATCATCTCACGCTCGGCTGAGTTGCCCTGGTTGTTGTTTCCTCCGAATCCGAAGTTACCGTTGCCGAAAATGGCTGCAATCACGATAAGCGCAATGATGTCCTGGAAGCCACCATTGTTACCGAAGAAGCCACCGTTGCCGTTGCCTCCCATGAGGCCCATCAGATAGCCGGTGTCGATTCCTCTGTTCTGCAGGGAGGGGAGAATGGATGCAAGCAGCCCGTTGCCTGAACCTGCTCCGCCGTCCTGGTTAAAAACGTACGTTCTTTCCATAGAGATTTATACTTTTATTATTACGGTCAATATCAACCGCATCACAAAAGTATATACTTGTTTTCAGTATGGAAATCAGTTGTTTCCCAACGATTTCCTAATGTTTTCCCAATATATTCTCAACATTTTCCCACCTTCCATGCGCTCACGGAAATTGGAAATCATGTAGTTCACCGCACGTTTGGTCTTGTGGATATGAACTGCTATCTGTGAAGGGTACATGCCCCTATCGGCAAGGAGGGATACAAGGAGATAACGGGCATCCACCGTTTCTGCGTCCTTGTCCGGAGACAAGATACGTTCTGCCGGAATTTCGGTTTCTTGTGATACGAGATTGATTGTTTCGGCAAAGATTTCTGACTTGCACATGATTTTTCAGATTTTTATCCGTATCTTTGCCCTGCCACATAAAACTTGATATATACATGAACAAAGCACAAGATACCGTGTTGAAGATATTAAGCCTCCAACGTGCGGTATCTTATGCTTTTTCAAATTTTTATGTGGCAATAATTATTTGAGCGTTGGGGGCTTTCTTTTTACTCTAAGCCCCGAAAAGAGCGCATCTGTACGATAAGTTTTCCTATGGGCGCTTCTACTCGCCCGGATAGTAATGCTAAGTCATGTCAGCCTCCTTTCTTAAGTTTTCCAATTAGAACAAAAACAAACAGCAATAGAATCGCTCCGGCATAAATCTTGTCCTTATGCAAGTCCCACCAAGACAATTCCACCACTTTCTCTTTCTCGTTTATGAGGTAATCCAACTTGCCGGATATGGAGTCAATGAAAGCGCTCAATGAGCGTATGTCCGCGGAAAACATGTCCGACATCTCGGAATGTTCCTTGTCCTCCCTGCTCGCATTCGTCTCGCTTACCTTGGTGGGGTATTGTTTTCCAGTACTATCCGGCTCTGACAGATATACCGTCCGGTTCTCCACCTTGATATTACTCATCTTGTCGTTCAGACTGCTTATCTGCCGGTTGAAGCTGGCTTGTAGCTCCTCAATCAGAGCTTTTGTCTCTTTGAAATCAGACGCATAATCAGCCTGAAACTGGGAATCCATATTCTTGGGGGCTGCGCATGAGGAAAGCAATATGCTCCACAACATAGCGGACAAGCCGAGGGCAAGCCAGAAAGAAAGCCTTCTGAACTCCGACAAACGCATATTATTCTTAATGAACTTTTTCATCACTTCCCATGTTATAATGTATTATTGTTCGTAATGTTGTGCATGTTAGTGGCGGTAGTCTGCTGGGAAGCACATTGCCGCTTAATCTATAATGCCAACACTTGTTTTCTATTGTTTCCTTCCCGATAGCTCACATGAACCCAATCAAAGTTCTTCTCATCAATCAATTGGTCGAAAGGGAGGTTAAGTGACTGGATCAGATTGAAAAGCCTCTTGTTTTCCATTTTCGTATTAGGTGTGCCTACTATATCCACAGCACAACCTTTCATGTGGTCACTCGTCTTGGAGCCTCCTACAGCTTTGTTCAATGCCTCACATCTATACCCGGAGGTGACAATAATAGGTTTCCCATACGCTTCCCGTAACGGGTCGAGCACATTATTCACCAACGCTTGAACATTAGGAAGCAAATCCTTTGGCAAACGGTTGTCGATACCTTTCTTGTCCGCTGTCTCACTTCTTACAAATTCTGAAACTGTAAAGAATTTCATTTATTTTCCTCCTTATCTTTAGTTATTATTTCACTCATCTCCTCCTTGTCAACATCAAGCATCTTTTTCCCGAACAGCCCCAGCGCCTTTAGCATGTTGAAGCTGTAGCCTTTCGGCGTAAGGATATTACTGATAATCGAGCAGAACTCAATGAAACAAACAAGCAGGCATGAATACACATCTATATTCCATTTGCTACCGGAAGCGATGTTTATCATAACGACCATACATGTAAATGCGAAGTACGTCACCATCTTTCCCATCGTCCTGCGTATGGCACTGGAAAACCGCACCTCTTCTTTCATCAGCAGACTTTTCCTTATTCCGAAAGCCAAGTCACACACGACTACTGAAAACGAGACTATGAGCCACGGTATCATGTGTTCAAGGGATTCCATTATAAATCCGCTCGCTATTACGGAGAACCCCCCGGGGATGCTCTGGGTTATCATGTTCTCTTTCACTGGAAGTAGGTTTTAAACACATTGACATGATAGATATTCACCCGTCCGTAGTTGGCGTCAAATATCTTCTTAATCTCATATCCCAGCCCATAAGACAGAGCTTTCATCTTTCGCCAGTTGATGGAACGCCAGTTCATATTATGCTCCTTCGCCCAACGCTTGATACTGTACCACTCCTTGGATTCGTCAAGCTGCTCGGTCTTCTCTTCTATCTGTTTCTGCTGTTCCTCAATCTTCATCTGCTGTTGGGCAGCCAGCATAAGAGCTTCTCCAAAAGATTGAGGTACTTTATACTGAGATTGAAGCGAGTAGCTACCGGTATTTACCACCGAAGGAACAATTTCATCAAATATCCAACTTTCGAACTCGTCAGCTTTCGGCATCTGACTTTTGGTTATCAAGCGATAGATGTTGCCTTCGCTGATAAACTTCATTGATTTCATTTGTATAGCTGGCGTACCATCTGCCTTTAATCCAGTTTGTACCCCTACTTCCCGAATTGTTATGGAGGCTGGTTTACAGTGGTCTATAATTGCCTTTGATGGATTTGAGTACTGTAGAGAAGTGGCAACATCCATCCCGCAAAACCAACTTTTACCATTTTCAACATACATACGAACCTTACCGAATAGCGGATGTTCGTAAACCATAATTCTACTCATTTCAAGAGCAGACGAAACTTTTTCTACAACTTGCATGTTATTTCTTATTATATATTCAACAAACATGTTCCGCACTTTTGCATCACATTCATTATCAGCGTCTTTAATTACTTTTGCCAGTTACATCTTCGTAAGTAGTTGATACAAAAGCTCAACGCAAAAATGCGTTGAGTGATTCGTCCTCTGTATTAAGAATATTATCAATGCTTCTTATTACATCGGCATGTCTTTTCCCGAACTTCTCAGCCACCAAAAGGCTATTGGTTAAAACTTGGCCATTCTGACCTTTAAAAACTAAATCTGTCATATTACCTGCTTTTATGTTAACTTTTCAAACTAACCAAAATTTTGTCTGTCAAAAACGACAAAAGCCCCCGAGCCGGATGCAAAAAAACATCAGCTCAGAGGCTTTGATATATGTCGGACAAATACAAGTACATAGTTACGGTGCCGTACATCTTCATACGGGTACTGCAAATATACTAATATTCTGTCAAACACCATACTAATCCAAACTTTTTTCACATGCAAAGCTAACCTTATAAGAGCAGATTAGGAAGCTTTCAATGGACGCAGAACGAACAATCGGGAAAAGGTTCGTTTTTTCGGCAAAATCGCTATCTTTATAACAAAAAAATGATTTACGCATACATTAGGGTAAGCACAGACAAGCAGACAGTAGAAAACCAGCGTTTCGAGATAGAGAATTATTGCAGGAAAAGGCAGATAGATGTAGACCAATACATCGAGGAAACAATAAGTGGGATGAAAGATGTGGACAAGAGAAAGCTCGGTATATTACTAAAGAAGATGAAGAAGGACGATACCCTTATAGCCTCGGAAATATCCAGACTGGGCAGGCGGTTGCTGGAGGTTATGTCTATCCTTGACAATCTGATGAAGAAGAAAATCCGAGTAATAACCGTTAAGGAAGGCTTTGAACTGTGCGACAACCTGCAGAGCTACGTTATAGCATTTGCATTCTCGTTGGCGAGTGAAATAGAACGCAGCCTTATCTCACAACGCACGAAAGAAGCGTTGGCAAGAAAAAAATCGCTTGGAATGAAACTCGGAAGGAAAACCGGAGGGACAAACTCCCGGCACAAGCTCGACAAACACAAAGAACTTATACGCACTATGGTCGAATATGGATACAGCAAAGCAGCCATCTGCCGGAAAGTCAAGTGCCAGTACAGCACCCTTGACAAGCATCTCGAAAGAGAAGGACTGATAGTTAGGAACTATACTCCGCGTCCACGAAAGCCCAAGGACATCCCCACAGAAAAAAGAATCGTTCCTCAAAAAAGAAAGAAGCGAAAAGTCATCATCAAGAAAAGAATCCAAACCGACCGCGCACCACATGTGGAATACCAAGCAGCCGCTTACCAATATCGCCACCAATTGATGGAAGCTGACACACTTCGAGAAAAAGGCATTGTTGTTGATGTAGACAAGCCTGCCATACTTGAGGAGAACAAGGAGAAGCTCAAGTCTATTCGGCACCATCATCATTTGCTTTTCCCCCACGAAAAGGAAATATTGAAATTATTGAGGCAAGGGAAAAGTAAGGTCTTTATCTCCCGATACTTTAATTGTAATATAAAAACACTGGATGCGCACTTGAAGAGAATGGGGGTGGAAGTGGTGTATAGGTGATGCCCCTTAAACGTACAAGGTATGGCAGAAGATATTAAAGAGAATGCAATGGCTGGGGGTACTCCGGCACGATTACGTGGACTGGCGGCAAACGGCAACAGTATATCACCGACATTGGAAGAGGTAATGAATGCAATAGGAATATACACCTATAGCTTTACATTGGCAGCAAGTGAAGAAAAAGACCTTGGCAACCTTGGATATGGATTATACTTAGTTACATCACCCAATATTGCAATATCTGCTATATTTATCTGTGGTGCCCTTTCGAATAGCTTTGTATCAGATGGAGGTTATAATGTTTACTGTGATTATACAGATGGGACTAAGGGTGTTGTTTTTGGACGAAAGACATCAAATGGGAACTTCTTCATCAAAAATAATAGAAAAGAAGCAATAACCCTAAAAATAAAAAGAATTACTATATAAAAAGTAAACATTATTGGCTCATTTTACTTTCATCTCAAATATATAATGTACATGACAAATAATGTTTTAGGTTATGCCCGTTCTGACCGAGATGGCCGGAACGGGTAATACTAATTAGTTCTCTATCAAAGATGGTGCAACATCAATAGGAAGACAAAAACAAGATTCTTATAATCTTATTATTAGAATTATTTTGTATAACGATATTATGTTCGTCTTGCCTATAAATATTGACCGTTCCTTCTTGGTCCTTTACTTCTGAGAATGCTCCTTGTTTACTCAATATAGTAATATTGTTGGCAAATACCCCCATTATATGCGATCCGGAAGCAGAATCTCCTACCATGAATATGGAATATGAAGACTTTACTACTAATAAATCTCCTTTAGAAGCCGTCCATACCTTGTGATATATACAACTCATTTTAGGAAGGGCATTTTCCACCTCTGCCAATGTCGGTGATATACTATTACCATTTGCATCCAACCCACGCAACCGTGCTGGCGTTCCACCACTCATTGCATTCTCTTTAATATCTTCTGCCATACCTTGTACGTTTAAGGGGCA